GAATCGGCGCAAGTCTTTCTGGAATGGACCATTCCGAGAGTCTTGTGGAAAGGAATACTTTCTTGGACAGGACGTGTCAATAGTCCGGTCTAGGAGAGCATTTCCTGACACACGGCGCTACGCCGAAGAGCTGATTTCCTTAGTTTCTTTTCGCAACCAGCTTTGCGAGCATGGTTGGTTGGAAACTGTGGAACTGCTGGATACGGAAATCCTTCGCCTTTTGGGCGGTCGGTTTCCATATGTGTCTAGCAACTCGTCGCTTTTGGGACGTGTAGGGTTGGAACCTCCGGAAATTCATCGGATGTCTCCAACGTTGCATAGACCTGAAGTGAGGGGGTATTCTGTTGATGTGAGAATTCCGCGCTCACCTCTCAGCGGTGTACCAGCTCTCCTGAAGTGTCTTATGCATCCGGGGATCTCTCGGGTGCAGACGGATCACTTAAGGCGTAGTGGACGACCACGAGCCGTCGGCTTAAAGCTCGTGTGGGCGCCAGTAACATAGACAAGTTACTGACGTGCTGGGAGTGGTGACCCCAGCAGAGGAGATGAAATCATCGCCTCCCGCCCGGTAATCAGCCGGGTCGTTACGTGCTTTCCGGTTTATCCGGTTGCCGTAGCAGAGGGGATGCATTTCGCAGTGCATCTCCTCCACCAGGAGGCGGGGAGCCTCTTCAGGCTCCCCGCTGGTGCTGCCAAGCACCCAACTTGATGAAGGTCGGGCTTAAACTCTCGATCTGAGTTGAGATGTCCCCAAACGGTTGGTTGTGGTCCTATGCCCATCGAATACAATCGCTCCTTAAAGGAGTGGTCGAATTCTCCTCGCCGTATTGAAGTTCCTCCGAAGGCCGATTTGGCGCTTCAGTCAATATCTAATGATATTGATGAGAAATTTCGTACGACGGGAAAGAATTCGTACCAGTATTCGGATTTCTACGCCGATGAGGCGAAGAATATCGTGTACTTGAGTAATGTGAAGACTGTGGAAGCTTCACTAAACTTTGAGTACATGTGGGGATACAACCATCCAGGTTGGAAGATTCACAACCTTCTACCTGGAATCGACATTGGTGGCCCTTGGATAAAGCACGATATACAAATCGTGAACCTTGGGCAGGAGATAGACGCCTCTTTCCAAGTATCAGGTCCCGTTTGGGACCGATACAAGGGGCTTCTATGCGCGTCTCCGGACATACCGGCAATAGCCAGTCATGTTCAGGGACGAGCCTTGTCAACTGATCTTACTTGGATCAGAGGACTCGCTCCAGTTCTACTTCAAGCTACTGTGTTGAACGCCTTAGGCGCTACAGCAGTGTCTAGAGTAGAACCCACCAACCCTGCTGCTGACTTGTCACAGGCGCTGGGTGAATTGTACCGAGATGGGCTTCCTTCTCTGCCTGGAAAGCAGGAAGGAAACCTAGGTTCGGAATACCTAAATATGCAGTTCGGATGGGCTCCTACCATTTCTGATGGTCAGGATTTCATTCGTAGCATACGGGATTTTGATCTTATTAAAGATCAATACATTCGCGACAGCGGCAGACTTGTCAGGCGTAGGTACGACTTCGATATACAGGAGTCGTCCTCCGTGACTACTGTCAATAACAGTCCTCCAGCTCCCCTATCAGGGGGTGTTGGTCCGTCTGGACAGCAAGTTCAGCTAGGGACGTTGACAAAGACCGTGAAGACGGTAACACGTCAATGGTTTAGTGGTGCATTTACGTACCACTTATCCAGCGACATGTTCCTACGCAATATTCAAATTCTGGACAAGGCCTATGGCATTGTTCCAGGAATTGATACGGCGTGGGCTTTGACACCGTGGTCGTGGCTCTTTGACTGGTTCTCCAATGCTGGGGATGTTATTCATAACCTGAATGCATTCTCGCAAGGAGGACTAGTCATGCCTTGGGGCTACATCATGAATGATACGACGACGTATGTTGAGTATATACTCAATACACAGGCTCGGAATCATTCTAGTGTGTGGCGCCCATGTGTGTTGTCTAGTGCGGTAATTAAACGTACAAGACAACGGCAAAGAGCCAATCCGTTTGGATTTGGGTTGACCTGGGATGGATTAAGTGCATTCCAGCTGTCGATCCTGGCAGCCCTCGGCATGAGTCGAGGGCGTTTAGCCTGGTAGGCAACAGCTTGCCAGGTCCATGCTTCGCTTAGCGGAGCAATCTGCCAGAAAGTCTCGTGATGTATGCAGACCCTCAGACCGTCACGGTCAATGCGGTAGCCAAAAGTTTGGCCCGCACTGAATCCGGCGACCATCATGGTGCTTTTGAAAGCACCGTTGATGGTCTTGTGCTAGGTATTTCGCATGCCTTAGCACGTCGGAACCGCTCGACGGTACGACTCGACGTCAACAAGACATCGGCGGACCCACTCGTGCCAAGCACGAATAGGCCCTACTCGATGTCATGTTACCTCGTGGTTGATGTCCCCCCTCAGGGGTTCTCAACTACTGAGGTCACCAACAACGCGAAAGCGTTGATTGATTGGTTGGCAATTGCCGGCAATCAGTCTAAGTTGGTGAACCATGAGTCGTGAAGGGAGGACGCCAGGTCAATAGACCAGCCCCTCCTGGAGGAAAAACATGCATCGCTTCGGACTGGCGCGACCTCTGAAAGGAGGCAACCATGAAAAGCCGAAGTGAGATCTGGCTTTCTCTACTCGATGAAATCGGGAGAGAATGCTCGGTCAGCACCACTCAGAAC